TCCGCAGCCGCACCCGCAGCTGCCCGGTGGTCAACCGGGACGCCTCCTGGAGGACCCGGTCCACCAATTGGCGGGCCTCCGCGGGGTCGGCCAGCCAGCCCGCCAGCTCACCGATCACCAACGCCTTCGGCCAGTCTTCCAAGTAGCGGCCCCGGGTGGTGTGTTCCGCACCGGTCCCGGGGCCTGGAGACCCTACGGAGGTCCCCAATGTCCAAGCCAACCACACTCCCCTGCCCGGCGTGGTGCACCACAGACCATGCCCGGCACGACCGGTTCGACCGGTACGTCAGCGCCGACGGATTCACCGTGTTCGATCTACGCACCCACGCATGCACGATCATCACTCTCCCCAACCCGTCCTGCGGTGAGGGTAAGACGGTGGCCGTGTCCGTGGCGATCACCGACGACCTGACCGCCGGCACCCGCGGGCCCGCGGAGGTCACCGCCGACGGTGCCGAGCTGATGACCCCACAGACCGCGCGGGAGGTGGCGGCGGCGCTGCTCGTCGCCGCGGACGTGGCAGGCACGTCATGATCACCGCCCTGCCCGCGTGCCTGCGGCACCTCATGGCCTACCCGTGGCCCCGGCCCGGCGACCCGGTCGTCGACCACACGCACTGGCTGGCCCGCGAGCTGGAGTGGCCACGACGCGACCTGGTCGCCCGGCTGCTCATGCTGGCGATCTGGGCGGTGCTGCTGCTCCTCGGCGCGACGCTGCTGGTCGCCGTCGGCCTGCCACGCGGCCACTACACCTCCTACCTCCGGCTGGTACGGCTGCCGAGCGGGGTGACGTCGTGAGCGACTTCGAGGCGTTCTCCCTGAGGCTGGAGGAACTCGGGCTGCGACCGGGGGTCATCGTTCGGGACGACCACCGGCCGGTCAGCGACTACCCGCGGTTCCCGGCTGGCCTCTGCTACCTGGCGTCCCGCACCCTCGCAGAGTGCTACCCCGAACTGACCGTGGTCTACGGCCGGTTGACGTGGTGGCAGGGTGGCGTGTACTGCGAGCTTGATCACGCGTGGTGCACCACCCCGAACGGCCGGGTCGTCGACTCCACGTGGTCACCGCCGCGGGAGGCCGGTGGCATCAACTACTGGCCGAACGAGGTGACGTCATGAGCCGCCGCATCGACTGGCCGGCCATCCTCGACCGGGCCTCCGTCATCGTCCGCTCCTACGACACGTCGGTGACCCTGCGCCAGCTGTTCTACCGACTGGTCTCCCAGCAGGTCCTGCCGAACACCACCACCGCGTACAAGGGGCTGTCGCGGGTCACCGCCGAAGCCCGCCGCGCCGACGAGTTCCCCGACCTGATCGACCGCGGCCGGGCCATCCACCGCTACCAGCAGTTCGACAGCCCCGAGGATGCGATGGCCCGGCTGATCGGCTGGTACCGGCTCGACCGGACCCGTGGCCAGGACGTGTCCCTCTACCTGGGGGTGGAGAAGGCCGGCATGGTCGACCAGTTGGAGCACTGGTTCGGTGACCTTGGCATCCCGATCCTGGCCCTGGGCGGCTACTCGTCCCAGAGCTACGTGGGTGACGTGGTCGTGGACGTGTCGGGCGCCGCCCGGCCGGCGGTGCTGCTGTACGCCGGTGACTTCGACCCGTCCGGGGAGGACATCGACCGGGACTTCCTGGACCGCACCGGCTGCTGGTCGAAGGTGGTGCGGGTCGCACTGTCCGCCGGGCAGGTCCGCGACTACGAGCTGCCGGTCAACCCGGGCAAGCTCACCGACTCGCGGGCGGCCGGGTTCATCGCCCGGCACGGCGCGCTGGTGCAGGTGGAGCTGGACGCGCTCGACCCGGATGACCTGCACCAGCTGTTCACCGACGCGGTCGACGCGTACTGGGACACGTCCGCGTACCGGGCGGTGCTTGAGCAGGAGGCCCGTGACCTGCCCCGGCTGCAGGCGGCCGCTGACAGCCTGGAGGAGACATCGTGAGCATGATCACCCTTTACCACTTCACGGCACCCTTCTACCTGCCGTCGATCCTGTCGGAACAGCGGCTGCGCACCACCTTCTCTGAGCTGGACTTCCCCCGGGCCGGTGAGCCCCGGGTGGTCTGGCTTACCGACGACCCCCGCAAGGACTCCCGCCGGGAGCGGCATCCGTCCTCACCCAACGAGGTCGGCCTGGACAAGATGGGCGTCCGGTTCGCCGTGCGGCTGTCCCGCGTCGAGGCGACCCGGTGGAAGTGGTTCGCCCGGCAGCACGGCGCCACGCCGGAGGCCATGGCCAGGTTGCACTACGCCTCCGCGCGCACATCGGGCTCGTGGTACGTCATCGAGCGGGAGATCCCGAGCGAGCAGTGGTGCGGGGTTACCGACACCGGGACCGGGGCGGGCATCCCGGAGGGCAGCTGGCCGGAGATCACGCGGCTGCTGCCCGAGCTGCAGGAGATCCAGAGCCACACGTACCTGGCCGTCAACAACACGAGGTTGATGCCCGTCCGCATGGTCGGTCGGCTGCTCCGGCTCTCGGACGAGGTCATGCGGCTGGCCCGGTCGGCTTAGACCCGGACAGCAACCGGCCCTGCTCCCCCGTGGAGAGCAGGGCCGGTTGCATGGGTGCTACGGGATGGTGGTCTCGTCGACCAGCTCGCCACCGTCGACGATCCCGCCGTGGCGGACACCCCGCTGGTGCGGGGCCCCGTGGTCCGGCCTGGGCTCCCGGGCGTAGACGTCGGACCCGGCAGGCCCGTCGCCGCCGGGGTGGTCCGGGAGCCCGGACCGGACATGGTCCGGTTCTGTGATCTTGGAGGATCTTCCAAGATCAGTATTCGCGACCGCGTCAGCTTTAGTGATCTTGGTGAGCTTGTCGATCAAGATCTCCGCGACCCGCTGGGCGAGCTGGTCGCCGTCGACAACCTCCACCCGGACGATCACGAGCTGACCCGTCCGGCGGTCGCGCCGTGCTCGACACCGGTCGGGTTGCCGATGTGGCGCCAGTACGGAGAATCCAGGTCTTCCTCGACGTACTCCATGAGCTGGTTACAGACTGCGCACCATCCGGTGGTCGGTGTGCAGCGCCAGCACAGTCCAGTCGGGCCGAGCTCGGAGGCGAGACTGCAGCGTGCGCAACGGTGCCATCCGCACGGCAGGCCGGTGGTCGGTAGGGTCATGTCGGGTCCCTCCTAGTTAGGGGCCAAGGTCCCGGGTTGGCGGTAACGCGCCGCCCGGGGCCGCTGTCTTTCCTGCACGCGACGTTACGCCGCATGCGAGACTCTGTGAAGGGCTCCGCTGAGCTGGGATTGCCGTCATGGGTATGGCCAAGGCTGTCTACGTCCGCGACCAGGACGTCGCGCTGTGGGAGCGTGCGGAGCGGTATGCGCGGGAGCGTCGGCTGGCGGTGTCGGCGCTGGTGCTCACCGCGCTGGAGGAGTACCTAGCCAGGCACGACCCGCCGCGCCGGTAGCGACTACAGATTTGTAGTCGACGCCCCTGAGCCGCGCGGACGACGTTGACAAAGTCATAGATCGGCGAAACCTGGACGAATGACGTGCCCGCAGCGCTGCGGGCACGTCACATCCGGCGGTAGAGCACCCCACCAACCGTGCTGTAGGCTCCGAGAGTGCGTTACGAAAGAACGTGCCCGCCCCGCCCCCGTCCCCAGTGGGCGGGCGGCCCCGAGCACTCCCGGCGCGTCAAGATCGGGCAGGCTGCCGCCAAGGTGCGTTACGAAACCACGCGCGGCGCCCATCACTTCACGCCGCCCTGCCCGGTGTGCGGCGAGCGGTTCGTCATGGACGGCTACACCGGCCGCTGGCGGACCTACTGCTCGAACGCGTGCCGACAGAAGGCGTACCGGCGCCGGCAGCCGTAGGCGGGCCGGTGGGTAGCTATCTTTACCGCGTAGCGCGCAGGTAAACTTAGAGGGTGAGTAGAGGCCTCGGTGAACGTCAACGGCAGTTGCTGGCGCGGCTCGACGACGAGTGGGTTCCGCTGTGGCAACTGGCCGACGACCCGGACGACGCGAACGAGATGGCCAAGGCGCGCTCCGCGGTGCGGGGACTGGAGCGCCGCGGGATGGTGGTGACCTGCCGGATGTCCGATCCTGCGCGGCTGGTCTCCACCAACGTCATCATGGTGACCGGCACCGTCGGGTCCGGGTGGACACCGTGCTACGGGCGGGAGGCGTCCTCCCGGGAGTGGCATGGCCTGTGGGTGAGGCTGCCCCCGCAGCACGGGCCCCTGCACCCGCGAAGTTTCTCTGCACCACGGTACAGAGAAATTGCCCGCCGGGGTTACCTGCACAGCACGCTCCCACCGAAGGAGGGACCACGTGAGCAAGGCCGCCCCGCCGCCGCTGGAGTGGCATCCGTACTACCGTGACCGAACCTGGTTGCTGGACTGGCTGGATCGGCGCCGCCGGTACGCGGACCACGGACAGCTGATCCTGCCGGTCCGGCTGCCGCGGCCGTCGCTGATCGAGCGGGTCGACAACGACATGCCGCAGCTGCGGACGATCACGATGGTCAGGCGCCGCGCGGTCGGTGCGGCACCGTACGTCGGCCGGCCCTTCCACTACGAGTGGAACGTCGGTGTCGACGATCTTGGCCGGTGTATCGCTGGCGAGTCGCGGATCGTCTACGAGCCAGAGTCACCGTGGCAGGTGACCATGTGAGACTGGACCCACCCGAGCACATGTGGCCGGCGTTCTGGCTACTCGCCTACCGGACCGCCCAGTTCCGCGCCGCGTGGTGGATGGCCGTGGGGGACGTGCTGTGGCGGCTGCGGCTCCAGGCCGCGGCGCAGGTCGTGTACGGCCATGCGGTCCTGGCGCAGCGGACCGCGGAGCATATCGCCGACGACGTACGCCAGCTCCCGTGGTGCTGAGCGGGCTACACCTCGACCACGTAGCTGATGTCCCCGGGAATTTCTATGACCCACGGGTCAGAGAAATTGTCCGCCGGAGTTGTCTCGCCATGGCGAAGAAACTCCCGGGACCGACGTCACTCGAAGAACCAGCGGGCCGGCCAGTAGGTCATGTGAGGTACCAGCCAAACGGTCAACGCCACCAGCGTCGCGGTGAACGCGGCCACGGTCCACCGACGGCGCGACCGCGGCGGGTAGACGCCGAGCTGCCGCCTTGTCCACTCGCTCAGCGTGCCACCCCGGCCGGGGTTCAGCAGGGCGACCGTCTGGGCGGCGACGAACCCGCCGGCCAGCAGGGCCAGCCAGATCGCCCAGAACCAGGTGGTCCAGCCCGGGTCGGTCATGGCTGGTCCACCGGCGCCGGCGCCGGCTGGCTCACTCCAAACACCGCCCCGTAGGCGCCGATCGCCAGCCCAGCGGCGACCAGCCACTCGACCATCACGATCTGCCCGTCGAGCGCGGCAGTAGCCAGCGCCCCAACCCCGGTGGTCAACCCGGCCAGGATCGCCTTGACCTGCCCCCGCACCGGGGTGCTGATCGGTGTGCTCATCTCAGTCTCCTATCGGTCGCGCACCTGCAGGTGGATGCTTCGCTCATCGGTCCGCCCGGCGCTGGTGGTCACCTGGCAGGCCACGGTGCACCGGATGCCGGGTGTTCCACCGGACAGCCACACCGTCACCATCCCGCCGTCTTCAGCGTCGGAGTCCTTGACCAGCCCGGCCCCGGAGACGGTGACCGTGTAGTCGGTGATCGTCTCACCGCCCACCAGCCACAGCGTCCAATCGAACCGGTAGTCCAGGACCGCCGCCGGGTCCTTGGAGTACGTCGTGGCCATGGGTCACCTCACAATCCGGTAGGTACGGTCCTCGGTCGGCACGCGGTAGGCGCGACCCTCGCCGGGCACCCGGTAGATGCGCTGCTCGGGTGGGGGCCCTGCCGCGGCCGCGGCCAACACGTCCAACCCGAGTCCGGCAACCAGCAGCAGCACGGCCGGCACGCCGGCGCCGGCGGTGGCCAGGCTACCGGCCCCGGGCGCAGCGGCCAGCTCAAGCGTGCAGGTGAGCCCGCCGCCGGTAAGCACCAGGCTGCCGCCACCCTGCCCGGCGACCAGGACCAGGGTCGCGGTCACACCGCTGCCGGAGTGCTGCTCGGTGCCCGTGCCGCCCTGGCCGAGACCGGCAGCCAGGGTCAGCTCCGCGCCCAGTCCGGCCGTGGTCACCGTTGGCGTGCCGGCGCCGGACTGGGCAGCCAGGGTGAGCCCGGTGCCCGTCCCGGACGCGGTCACCGCCGGCATGCCGGTGCCGGTCCCAGCGGTCAGGGTGAGCTCCGTGGCCTGCCCGGTGCCCGTGGTTGCCAGGGTTCCGGTCCCGGTGTTGGCGGTGAGGGTCAGCCCGGCCGCGGTGCCGGCGCCGGAGTGTTCCTCCCCTCCGGCGGATCCAGTGCCGGTTCCGGCGGTCAACGTCAGGCTGGCCGGGGTTCCGGTTCCGGTGACCGTGGGGGTGCCGGCCCCGGCGGCGGGGGTGAGTGCGACGTCGGCGGCCTGCCCGGCACCCGAGGTTGCGGGTGTGCCGGTGCCGTCGTCGGCGGTCAGGGTGATGCCCGCGGCGGTGCCGTTGCCGGAGTGTTCCTCCGGCAGCGTCTCCGCGACGGAGAACTCGACCCAGCTGTTCGGGTGGTTGATGCTCAGCGTGAAGTTTCGGCTCCCGCCACCGGACGTCTTCCGCAGCTCCACGCTCAACGCGAGCTTGTCCCCGGCGGCGAAAGGACCGGCCAGTGTCATGGTCTGCGTCTTGACACCAACGGTGTTGTGCTCGCTGGAAAAGGTGGAGGACTCCTGTAGCACGTCGGCGCTGTTGTACCTCTGCACCCGCCACCGGTAGGCCAGTGTGGACGCCGAGACCGCGGACATGGCGACGGACGTGTCGATGGGCACGCTGGCATCCACCGTCGCATCAACGGTCCGCCAAAACCGGAGCACCTCCACAAACCCGCCGGACACAGCACCCGACCCCAACGTGGTCGAGGACCCCTGGGTTTCGGACAGGTCCCGGATGATCCCGGTAGCACCCGGCTCATCCTGCGTGCTGCGGAAGAAGTTGCGGGACAGGGCCAGGATGCCCGCGGTGCCGTAGACGAAATCGAGGTCGGTGACGGTGGTCGGGGTCCCTACGCCGGCGCTGGTCTCATCGGCCCGGTTGAGCGTCCAGTCCTCGACCATGGTGTTCGCGTCGGTCTGGCTAAACGCCCACCCGGACGACGGGTTCTGGTCCCGCCAGTTGTCCAGGTGTTCGTCGAGACCGGGAGTCGCCTCGATGGCTGCGTCGCCGGAAGCGTCAGCTGCCCAAGGTAGCTCGTTCGCCCAGAACGCCACAGCGGCAAAGTCCCCGTTAGGTCCCTCGTCCAGTGCAGCACTGTTTGTGCGGACACTGCCACCGGATGGCGACAGCCAGTCCAGCTGGGTTTCTGTGGCATCAGCGTGGACCCATATGCCTGTTGCGATGTTCTTCAAACTGAATCGGGGGCGCACATCTCCCGTGTTCTTTCGAGCGATCAGCCGGTGCCAGTCACCAAAAGTGACGGACGGCCCCTCGGTCCACCAGATACTCTCGCCCGCCCAGTAGAGCCTTGAATCGCTGAGTACCCCGATGCCGCCCAGCTCTACGCCGGAAATGTCGTGTAGCTTGACCAGCCAGCGCCAAACAGGATCAGGCGATGGCCTGAACAGGATCGCGACCGTGCCGTAGGTCATGCCGTCGACGCCGCCGAGTCCGGTACGGAACGCAACGTCGTCGGCGGCACCGAGCCTACGGACTACAGTCATGGGACGTCAGCTCAACGTGGTCCGTAGAGACGCTTCGCGAACGTCTGGAAGTCGTACGTCTCGAACGCGGTGTCCGCCAAGTTGCGAGCCTGCACCACCCCGGCCCAGATCTTCTGGAAGTGCACGAGGTCGTTGAACGCGCTGCCGATGTCATCGACCGACGCCTGCGGCAGGCTCCACGGCGCGGCGGTGAGGGTGTTCGCCGCCCGGAAGACGTCGAACTTGACGATATCGAGCATGACATCCCGGGCACGCGTGGCGATTCCGCCGGCCACCTGGTTGACGGTCACTCCCGTGGATAGATCGAAAAACCCGCCTGCCATTGTGTTCCTCCTAGGTGTGAAATTCCGGTCTAGCTGGCTGAGTAGGGGGCACTGTTCAACGTGTACGTACCCGCGGTCGCGAAGTTCTGCGCCGCGGCCAACAGCTCGCCGAACAGGTAGGTGCCGGCGTTCCACGCCCCCCAGCCGGTGACCGTGGTCCCAGCGGGGATGTCGAACGCGGCCGCTGACACGGTGTCCCCGGCCCCGGCGGTGGGTGCGCTGTACGTCTTGGCGACCTTGGCGTAGGTGCCGCCGGTAACCTCGTTGGCGCCGGTGGTGCCCGGCCCGGCGCCGGTGTGCATGGACAACTGGGTGACCGTGCCGGCCACCCCTGAGTAGCCCGCGTCGAGCGCGGCAGTGCTGTTCGCCATCTCTGTCCTCCTTGTTCCTAATCACATCGTAGGCTGGGCGGTCAGCCCGCCCAGGATCGCCGCTACCAGCTTCCGTACACATGCCATCTCTTACTCCTTGTCGGGCAGGGCGGCCAGGAACTCCGCCAACACCTTGACGTGCCGGGCATCGGCTAACGCGTTGTGCAGGCCTTCGGTCTGCTCGGGCATGCTCGGGTTGCCGAGCCGGTCACACTCCTGCTGTAGATCGTGGGTGTACATCGGCACCCCGGCCGGCAGGTCGACCATCGAACCCCACAGCTGGCAGAGCACAACATGGTCGTAGGCGCCGTACCACGCCCACAGTTCGACGTCCGGGGTCGCCAGGATGAACCCCGCAACCGCCCTGGCGATCTGCGCGCGGGGCCGTACGTCCGGGTGGTCGGTGTCGAGATGTCCGTGGCGGCACCGGCACTTGAAGCTGGGCGGGTGCTGTTTGAGCGGCAGGGACGGCCAAACGTTCTCGACCAGCCACGGATTGCGGAGCAGGTTCCCCGTGTTGAACTCCGAAGAGACGGCGTAGAGCTCGCGGCCGTCTTCGGCAACCATGCCGATGCTCACCAGGTCGATCGTCGCCCCGTCCTCGACGAACTCGCAGTCGTAGTAAATCCGGGTCACGTCACACCTCTCATTCGCATCGAAGGCTTGGCGGTTCCGGCATCGGGTTGGCTACCAGCGCGTCCCGGTAGGCGTCGGAGGCGGCCAGGTAGGCGGCCAGCGCCGCCGCGAACTGCTCCTGGTCCTGATCGGCCACGGCGCGGACCAGCTCGTCCAACGCGTCCGACCGGGCCGCCGACAGCCCACCCAGCAGCGCGGTGCGTGCCACGCTGGCATCACCCCACGCCTGCACGCAGGTGATCAGCTCCGCCTGCTGGTTCGCGACGCTTTCCACGCGCAGGAACCCGGGCACGGCCACCACCGCCAACATCAGCAGCGCGGCGAACAGTGGACGGTCCCGCAGCCAGCGGACCATCAGTCAAGCACCGCCGCCAGTACGGCTAGGCCCAACCCCAGGGCCAGCCACGTCGTTGTCAGCGCGTACTGCCTGACCACCTGCAGCACCATGGCTACCTCGTCTCACCTCGTCGATTCGCATGAAGATCGGGGACAGCAGGATCGCGCCCAGAAAGCTGAGCACCGCCGGCCTGGCCCCGCCGAGCGTGATCTCGAAGATCGCCAAGCCTTGGGCAGCGACCACAACCATTCCGTCGCGCAGCGATCTGCTCACCGTGGTTCATCGACCCCGCCGAGCACCGTGCGCAGCGCCGCCTCGACCTGCTCCATGCTGGCCGCTGGCACCAGCGCGGCCACCGCCGCCGGCAGGCCGGCCAGCCGTTGGGTCATCGCCAGGTCATGCTTGGCCAGCTCAGCGGCAACCGCGGCTGCCACGTCCTGCCCGGCGACCGCGGCGAGGATTGCCGCGTTCTCGGCCCGCGCGGCCTGCACCTCAGCCAAGACCACCTTGCCGTACGCCCAGCCGTTCCTCGCCCCTACGCCGACGGCGTAGGTGCCGTGAGCCAGCCGACCCTCACCCTGCCCGGCCCACACGTCCCCGTTGACCACGAACCGCAACCGGTCCAGCAGCCATTCCTTGTCCTCGGCTGAGAGCGCCATGTCGTCCTCCTCGATCAGTTGCGCCACGGTGGCGCGGAATGCGGTCATGTCGATTCCGAGCGGATCGGACTTGCCCGTCTGGTGTTCGGCGTGGGCGACCGCCCGCCACGCCTCCCAGTTCTCATGCCGGCAGATCGCGGCCACACCCCGCCGGTAGCTGTCGAGCATCTTGGCTGACCACGGCTCGCCGCGGTTGTCGTTCGCCGCTTCGACGCCGAGCAGGTACGAGTTGCCGAACCCTTTGTGCGGACCTTTGTCGCCGACCAGGACGTGGTTGCACCGGCCGGACGCGCCCACCCACCACTCACCCGAGCGGGACAGGTACATCTGCGAGATGGGTGCGGGCGCCGACGTGGACCCGGTTTCCCACAGGACCCGGGTCTCACCGGCGTCGGTGGACGTGCGGGAGCCGGCGGTGGCGTGGCAGATCACCCCGCGCAGCGGACCCCACGACTCGACGCCGCGGGTCTTCCAGCCGGTGTACTCCCGCACGGTCAGCCCGGCACCGCGCAACACTTCGGGTAGCCACAACGCGCGCATGCCACTCCTCCTTAGTAGGCTATCGCGATGATCAGCCGGTTGGCGAAGGCGACCGACTGACCGCTCACCCCGCTGGCGTACTTGCCGCTGATCGTGTGCGTGCCAGCGTTCAAACCTGTGAACAGGTGCCCGGTCAGCGCCCGGCCGCCGATCCGATGCGACCAGGACGCCCCGGTGACGGTGACCGACTGGGACACCTGGTAGGTGCGGGTTATGTCCGCAGCAACGGTTGTCGCCCCCGAGATGGCCACCGACATGTTCCCGCCGATCTGCCCGCCGTCAGTGCGCGGGCCCACGTCGGCACTCGCACCCCACAACACCAGGCACCGGCCGGTGGCGCTGACCTGCACCCCGGTCACCTGCGGTCCTGCGGCCGACCCGTCGCCGAACGTTGTTGACGACGTGGTGGTCTGCCCGGCGTCCACCGCTATCTGGATCAGCTGCGAGTTGACGAACTGCGCCAACTCCACCCCGGCAGGGGATGTCAGCAACTGCGCCACCAGCTCGTCGACGATCGCCTTGGCGACCGTGGTCTGTAGGAACCCGACCGCTTCCGCGGCGCGGCCACCGGCTGGCACCAGCCACCGGCCCGCGATCGCATACGACGCGAGGCCGCGCCCCGACGGCGCCCACGACTCGACGATCACCACATCGCCCGGCTGGTAGCCCAACGCGTCAACCGGGTTGGTGACCACCAGGTTCTGATGCTGCGCCCCGCCGAAGGCGACCACGTTCTCGAACGTGTCCGGGTTGAACGATTGGATGATCCCCTGGGTGCGGCCCACCGGCCCGCCACCCCCGCCGCCGAGCACCGACGCCAGGTCATCGCTGCGCCAACTCATGAGACCACCCGGCCGATCACCACGTGCGTCTTCTCCTTCGTCGTCCCGTCCATCATCGCTTCAGCGGTCAGCGGCACACCCAGGGTTTGCACCACGTGCATCTCCCGGTTGTAGTCCCGCTGCTCCACCCGGATCGGATGCCACGGCCGCAGCGCCGGGTTCACCGGGGTGTCGAACTCGGCGGCGTACGGGGCGCCCAACCTGCGGGCCAGGCGGGCACGTGCTGCCGCCTCCGCCTGCGCCTCGGTGCGGATCAGCGGCGAGGCGAAGAACCCGGGCCGTTTGCCGAACCTGCCGCCCCACCTGGTGGGCGAGCTCGGCCCGATGTCCACCACCACCGCGCGCACCGGAGCCTGCTGGTCACCACCCTCCCCCGTGTACACCCACCCGTTGTACACACCCTCGGTGGAGATGCGCCGGCCAGCGGTCAGCAGCACCCCGCCGGCGCCGGCGGCCACCTCCCACACCGGGACCGTCTCGTCGGGTGCCGATTCGACCCGCAGGAACCCGTCACCGTCGAAGTACATGAGCTTGCCGAACGACTGGGCCAGCTCGGCCAGCACCTCGTACCGGTTCTCCTCCGCGGTCAGCCGGCGGCTGAGACTTTCCACGCCGGTGTTGTCGTCGAAGATGATCGTCGCCTGCGGCAACACTTCTCCGACCAGCGTGGCGAACACGAACGCGACCGTGTTCGACGGGGCGAACGTGCGGGCCACGACCAGCCGGGCGGAAATCAGGTGGGCCATGCGGTCCTGCCCGGCCAGGGTGATCGGCCCGTAGGGGGCGTCGTCCTGTTCGGCCGCGTCGATGCGGAAGTAGCCGAGGCTGGACCACAGCACCGACCCGCCGGTGTCCACACCGCGGCGTACCCAGATCTCGTTGCCGTACGGGGCGAGCAGGTCCCCGGGTAGCCGGGGGAACCTGGAGGCCCCGGTGTCCTCGTCGATGCCGGCGGTGGTCAGCGACAGCGATGCGAACACGTCGGCGGTGCCGTCGTATTGAACGTCGCCGCCGAGGATGGGAATGGTGACCCCCTCGGGGTCGGGTCCAGTCGCCCAGGCGGTCAGCACCCGGGCTTCGAAGACAGGTTCGTGAGAGCCGGAGACGATGGCGGCGAACTCTGCCACCTGGGCGGAGGCGACCTGGGCTGGGACGGTGACCGTGATGGCATGCTGATGTGACCCGAGGATGACCTCGCCACGCCAGCAGGTCAAGGTGATGACGATCGCCGACCCCAGGTCGTCAACGTCGACGGTTCCGTACTGGCCGCGGCCGGGGGTGTCGGGAACGATGTCGAACACGTCGGGTTCGGCCAGGCCGAAGTCGCTGTCAATCGACCCTGCCTGCAGGACGGGGAACCCACCGGCGGTGTTGGTTCCGCCACCGGTCAGCCCAAGCCCATGCCGGTCGCTGTGCGCCAGCACCGTCCGGGCAGGGAAGTGTGCTGCGAACAGTGAGGCCAGCTCGGCCCGTTCGGTGGCGAAGTTGCCCCACCCGTCGCTGCTCGGTCCAAGCCACTGGGACGGAGACAGCACGACCAGCGCCTGCGCGGTTGAGGCGGCGAGCACGCCTTGTAGCCACGTCTTCTGTGTGCTGCCGAGCATGGTTTTGTTCGGCCCGTCGGGATCGCTGTTCGGGGACCGGTTGTACCGGGCGTCCAGGGCGACCAGCAGGACCCGGCCGACCTGCACCGAGAAGTACATGGCATCAGCGTCGGGCAGCGGGTAGTGGGGGACCCGTTCCCGGTAGACGCTGGCAGCCAACGCCTTGTTGGCGTACGTGCCGTCGGAGTCGTTGCCTGCGAAGTCGTGGTCGTCCAGCTCGACCAGCTGCGCCACGTCGCGGCAGAACTGGGCCTGCCGCGGCTGGGCAAGGTTGTCGTCGTAGTAATGGCGCCGGTTGGCCGCGGTGTCGGTGGTGTCGGTGCCGAAGTTGGGGTAGCCCCAGTCGCCAAGGTTGACATGCATCCGCGGGTCGCGGGCGCGGATGTCGTCGTAGACCGGATGGTTGGACACCTTGTTCGGGTCAAGCTCACCGCCGGCCGCACCGGGGGAGGTGGGTGACAGGCCTGCGCAGCCGGAGACGGTGAGCCGGAAGTTGGCCGGTGTGCCGGCCGTTGGCAGGGTCCAGATCCGGCCGGTGACGCTGGTGTCGATGGCGCCGTTATCTTCGACCTGCCAAAAGTAGGCGGTGTCGGCAGCCAACCCGGTGACGGTCACCTTGGCAACGCCTTGCGCGTCAACCGCCTGCGAGCCTGAGAACACAGGGTTGGTCATGGCCGCGCTGTCGGCGACGGCGATGCGTACCGGCCCGCCACCGGACACCTTGGCGACGACCGTTGCCCCCACCGAGGTGGGGGCTCCGACGATCGTGTTCACCACGGCCATCAGCGCAACGCCTCCCGCAGCTCGGCCACGCTCACCCCGAGCTGGTCGGCGATGCGCCGGCGGGTGGCCTCGCGGTGGTCGCGGGCAGCTCTGACCTGCGTGATGTGCTGCGTCTCGCCGTCCCAACCGTGCACCCGCTGGTCCTCCGGGTTGGCCAGGGCCGAGATCGCATGCTCCAGCAGCTCACCCACGTCACCGGTCGCGCCGCATCTGCACTTGGCCATGACGCCTCCTACCGAAGCCCGAGCAAGGTGATGTGCGGGGTGCCCTGCCACAGTTGACCGCTGACCCAGATTTGGATGGTGCTGATCGCCGCGGTGCCGGTCCAGTAGCCGCCGGCCTGGGTGGTGTAGGCAGAGTTGTCGCCGCCCGACTGGCCGGTGGCATTGCTGATGCCGTGCGCCACCGTGCGGATGGTGCTGGTGTACGCAGGAATCCAGATTGTCCCGGCGCTGCGCGAGGTGCTGTGCGTGCCGACATGGCCGGCGCGCAGGACGGAGAACAGGCCCTGGGAGCTGGTGTAGGTGCCGGCGGCTTCGTTGCGGGACAGGCGGGAGACGTAGTTGTCGCCGGTGTCGCCGTTGAACCGCAGCGCCAACGAGTCGATCTCGCCGGACCCGTCGGACGCACCACGCCACATGATGATCAGGTCACGGTAGGTCTGGTCGATGCCGGAGAACTCGGTGGTGTTGGTACCGGCACCGGAGTTGATCGTGCCGAGGACTTTGATGTTGCTGGCAGCCAGGGCCGCCGCAGCCGCGGCGGCGGACAAGGTGGCCACGTCACCATCCACGCGCAGCAGTTCGTCGTTGACGTCCTCGGCCAGGTCCCGTACCCGGACTGGCACGTTCGGCACGTCGGTGCCGGCCGGGAACCGCAGCCCGTACGGGACGGTCGTACCCATCTAGATCACCACCCTCTTGGTCATAGGGTTACCAGCGACTCAGTTGTGGCCATCAGCGCGAGCAGGTCATCGAACGTTGGGTTCGCGGCGAGCATGTTGTCGAAGCTGCCGTACAGGCCAAGCAGGGCTTGGAAGGTCATGGTCCCGCCGACCACACCCGCCCCGGGTGGGGCGACCAGCCGGCACGGCAGCCGCCAGTACCGGCGGGGCGAGCTGGCCGAGCGGGTACGCCGGTCCGGGGCCACATCACCGACCCGGACGTGTCCACCGGGCACCACGCACCCGTTCGGGGTGTGCAGGAACAGGTGCGGGTTGGCGATCAGGATGATCTGCATGTTGCGGGCCTCGACCGGGGTGGTGGTCATCAGCTGCACGTCGAAGGTGTGCGACGCCCGCTGGTCGGGGGTGGAGATCGGCACGGACCGGCCGGACACCTCGGCCATGCCGCCCCGGTCACCCAACGCTGGGTCGGTGAACTCGACCACGGTCACCGGCCGGTTCAGGAACGGGAACCTCACCGACTTGAGGATGATCTTCCCGCCGTGGCTGGGGGTGATCGTCGCTGTCTCAGACATGGCAGCTCATCAGGCGAAGATGTGCTCGACGACGACCTTGCCGGCGCCGCCGGCGCCGCCGTTCTGCACCGACCCGCCGGCTGACACGTTCGCGCCCCCACCGCCGGCGCCGGGTGTGGTGGCCGCGGTACCCGCTGCCTGGCCGCTGGTGACACGACCGCGGGCGCCGATACCACCACCACCCCAGTAGCTGGCCCCGCCGTTGCCAGCGGTGGACACGGAGCCGCCGGTCGACCCGCTCTGCCCGTCACCGCCGGGGATGACCGTCCCCCCGCCGCCACCAGTGCCACCGGTGCCGCCGCTGCCCTCGACCGAGGTCGAGCCGCCGCCGCCGGCAGTCACGTTCGTCCCGACGCTCCGCGTGAACGTGGCCGGGGCCCCAGTGCCCGGTGTGCCCGCGCCAACCCCACCGGCACCGCCAGTTGGCACGGTCACCGTCTCGGTGGCGCCCAGGTCGGCGGCCGGTATCCATGCGATGGTGGTGGTCCCGGCACCGCCGCCGCCGCCGGCGGCATCACCGGATGCGGCGATACCTTGACCGCCGGCACCCGACCCGGTCGCGGTAACCTTCGCGGCGACCAGCCCGAGCGGTTTGGTCCACGTTCCGTTGGTGTCGAAGACTTCCACGAGATCCTCCAAACTGGCCTGTGTCACCCTGTAGTGGTTAGGCACGCCTTCGGCGTACCCGTCCCAGTCGTCCAGCACCGCGCCGCCGTTGACGACCGGAAGTTCTTCCCCGCCCCGGACCGGCTGCCAAAACAGCAGGTTTGTGGATCGCTCCACGTTGACCGTGCCGTTCGGCAGGTCCGACAGGGTGATCCTCACGCGCCAGGTGTCGTCGTGGTGGGTCAGCACGATGCTCATGCGAATGCCCCGGATCCGGCTCGCACACGCCGTTTCAGGCCCCGGTCCCGGGCGCGCACCACCCGTACCAGCGACTCGTCGATGGCCCGGCCGTCGATGATGACCGTCACGTTGGTGTCGCCACCGCCAGCGGCCAGGTCCTGCTCCCGGGTCAACACCCGCTCACCGGCGCGGGCCAGGATCGGCACCTCCGCACCGGCCGGCCCCGGCACCACCCCGCCGGAGTGGAACCGGGGGAACCGGAAGCTCTTGCCACCCACCAGAGGCACCCAGCTCGGGATGTCGAAGCCTTTGCCGCCGATGGTGTTGTTCCAGAACCCTTTCACCGCGTCGAACCCGGCCCGGAACGGGGCGGAGATGATCTCGCCGAGCTTGGAGAACGCCGACTTCACCCGGCCAGGGATCTCCTTGACGAACCCGATCACCTTGTCCCACAGGCCTTTGATGAAGTCCCAGATCCCACCCCAGTTCTTGATGATGATCCCCACCGGGTTGAACTTGAAGAAGGTCGTTCGGATCGCCTCGATGGCCCGGCCGATGAACCCGGTCACCTTCTCCCACAAGCCCTTCAGGAACGACCACACCGCGCCAAACACCTTCAGCGTGACGTCCTTGATCGTGTCCCAGTTCTTGATGATCAAGAACGCCAACGCGGCGATCAGCAGGCCGAGCAGGATCACCGGGGCGGCGGCGGCGATCGTGGCGATCGCCGCGGCGCCGGCGGCGATCGCCCAAGCGATGAACGCCGGAATCAGTACCACGGCGATGGCGATCCCAACCGCAGGGATGATCTCCTTGTTCTTGCCGATCCACTCCACCAGCCCGGCGATCGCAGGCACCACGGTGCCGGTGATGAACCTGGCCACCGCCTGCAGCTTCGGCAGAATGTGCTCGCCGAACCAGCTCGCCAGGTCCCGCAGCGCCGGGATCAGCTTGGTCCGAGCCCACTCAGCCAACTGTTGCAACCGGGGCACCAGCTCCCGCTTGACCCAGCCGGCGGCGGTCTTGATCGCCGGAGTCAGCTTGACGATCATGTTCTGGGCGAACTCGCGCAGCCGGGCCTTGCCGGTGGCGATCGTCCTCGCCAGGGAACCGGAACCCTCCTCGTACGCCTTCTGCGCGTCGGTCGACTTTTCGAAGATCAGCTCCTGGGTGGCGGTGGCCTTCGCCTGCTCCAGCTGCGCCCCGGTCAGCCCCTCCTGGCCATTCTTCGCCAACCGGGCCTGCACGTCCGCCTCGGTGATGGAGATGCCAAGCTGCTTGAGCCCCTCCCGCTCGCCCAACATCGCCTTGGCCAGGATGTCAGCCACACCGGCCGCGTCGACGGTGCCACCGGACCACTCAGACAGCGCCCCCGACAGCCCCACCACGTCGGTCGACATCGCCGTGGCCTGCTTGGCACTGAACCCCATCGGCTTGAGCAGGTCGGCGAAGGAAGCCGCAAGGTTGGTCGCCTCCTGGGAGGTCAACCCCATCGCGGCAGCGTTCTGCTTCGCCCACTTCTGCACCGTGCCGATCTGATCCTCGAACACGGTTTTGGCCTTGGCGGCCTGCAGCTCAAGGGCGCCGGCCTGCGCCACCAGCTTCGGGCCCAGGGTGGCCGCGGCCACCACCACACCGGCGACCGCGAGCGCGCCGGCCTTGGCCGCGGTCTTCAGCACCCCGCCGAGCTTGCCTGCGAACCCGCCCACGGCACCCTGGGCCCGCTTGGACGCCTTCTCAATCGACCGTGTATCCCCAGTAAATCTGGTTTTGATAGTTCTCACACCGGCGGACATCAGCGGTCACCGCCGTAGGCGCGCACGATCCGGTCGGCGACCTCACGCCAGGCCTTGGCGATGGTGGGCGCCTCCCGTTCGGCGACGGGGAAGAACCAGTAGCCCTTGCGGCCGGAGTGGGCGTGGTGAAACTGGGGGTGCTGGTCGGACCCGAACTCGGCTCCGAACAGTAGCCGCCACGCCGGCACCCTGCGCCGGCCCAGTCGCCGGTTGCCACCGGCAACGATTACCGGCACCCGGTCCAGGCCAGTCCGGACCGTACGCGCCAACAGCTTGGACTGTGGCGACCGGTCGGCCACCGCGGCGGCCTTGACCCGGGTCGCAAGCGTCTGCGCCAGCTTCCGCGACTCATCCCGGACTGCCTTGTTCGCTTCCTTCGGCAGACGGTTCAGCGCCTTCAGCGTCTCCCTGGCCCCGTCGATTCGGATATTCAGCGTCAGGGTGGTCTTCTGCTTAGCCACCGTGCACCTCCTATCCAGACATCCGCTTTCCGCTGAACTTCCCGCCGGCCCCCTTCTGCCGGTCCCCGTGCAACTGGTCGATCACATGCCAAGCGGTCACGATGGCGCGGTCGCCTTCTTCCGCCCAGGCCGCGGGCGGGATGCCGGTGACGACTGCGAGGGCGATGAGGGTCCGGGCGAGGCTCCCGGCCGGGTAGGGACCGCCCCCTCCTCCCCCCCGTCCTCGTCTTCGTCTTCCTCGCTGGGCTCCACCTGGTGGTTGGCCGCGAACTGCTCCAACGTGCCGGCGTACATGCCCTGGCGGCGGGCCGCGATCCACGCGATCCGGTACAGCTCGACCAGCCGCAGCTCCTCCATCGCCTGCTGCAAGGTCACCTGCTTGTTCGAGGTGGTCTTCTCCCAGCTGTAGATGTCACGGGTGTCCGCCACGATCTTGTACGGGTCCCCGTCATCGGGGGTGATCTCGAACGGGATCCGCATCGTGGCCATCAGAGCGTCACCACCGCCCGGTCAACGTCGGTCTGCGCCGAATAGTCGACGTACACCCGGCCGGCGTCGTCGCCACCAGACTCGACCGCCCCCGCCGGCTGGGCGAACGTCCGCGGCGGCAACGGGCCGATCAGCTTGGTCACCGCAGCTGCCACCGCCACCACCAGGTCCTCCACCGCCAACCCGTCCTGCGAGGCAGTCGAGGTGACCGTCACGTTGATCGGCGCCCCGGAGCCGTTCACCACGTACAGGGCGACCCGGCCGGTGTCGATCACATCCCCGTCGGCGGTCGGCTCAGTCAGCACCGGGGTCAGCCCGGCACGGGTCACCAACTGGGTTGTCACATTCACACGTGCCATCGCCTACGCACCCACCCTCGTGTAACCCTCGGTCACGTCGCCGATGACCTGCAGGGTGATTGATGTCATCTCCGTGGCGCGGGACTCGCCGCCGACCGGAGGGGCCTTCAGCCTGACGGTGCCGGTCCACTGCACATGCTCAGCAGCAATGTCCGGGTGGTGGTCCAGCACGAACGCGGCGTCCGCGCCGGAGTTCGCCCACAAGAAGTCGGAGATGCCGTCAGAGCGCCAGTCGGAGAAGAATTCCAGCTCCAGCGTCGGCTCCGGATCGGTTTCCTCCACGTCCGCCCCGGTGGGACAAAACGAGTACATCCGGTCCCCGTCGGAGATCCCCGGGTCCAGGTTCCATGACTTCAGCGAGCATTCGAAGCTGAGCGCATCCAGGCTGAACTGAATTGTCTTCAAGCGTCTGTTATGGATGGCCATAGTATCCTCCTACAGGGACACGTCGACTTGGATCAAGTACGCGGGTAGCTCTTTGCCGCCGGTCGGGTAGGTGCCCGGATCGGCCCGGATCACCGACGCGTCGACCACCCCGTCAAGGGCGGTCGTCACGACCGGCACCAGGTCCCATAGCTGCTCCAGCGCCCGCTCGTTGGCCACCACCACCACGTGGATCATGAACTGGGCCCCGGTCGGCTCGAGGCAGGTGGTCTCCCACGTCAACGCCGGGGCGCCCAGGATCGCCGCCGGCGGGTCGACGGCACCCCCCGGGTCCCTGAACACACGCAGCCCCTCGACCGTGCGCAGCGCCGTCTCCAGCGCCTCCGCTGCTGCCTTCACCTCACCGGCCATCTACGCGAACACCGCCCCCCGGTAGCGCCCGATCCCGAGCAGCCGGTCAATGTCAGGGTCGAAGCTGGGCACCCTGGAAGCGCCCAGCTCGCCCAGCTCGATCAACGCTTCCGGGGACCGGCGCCGGGTGTGCCACCGGCTCGCAAGCCGCAGCGTGCCCAGCACCAGGTCGGCACTCGGGTCTGGCAGCGTGCTGTCGAGGTCGCCGGCAAAGTTGTACGCCCCGACCCGGACGCGCTCAACGAAGCTGATCGCCGCGGCGAGGGCGCTGGCGAGCTGGTCGTCGTCGACGTCCAGTGCCAGCGGGTCCTCACCGCGGGAGCGCAGCTCCAGCTTGAACGCGTCCAGGTCCGGGGGCCACATGGTCAGCTACCTCACGCCGCGGTGATCTGGGCGCGGCGGACCGACTTGGACTGCGTGCCGACCGCACCAGGGGTCTGCCGGACGATCACCGCCGTGTAGCCCCAGATCCCCAGCACGATCGACTCCGGCCCGGCCTGCTCCTCGAACCGGAACCGCAGCAGGTTCGATTCGAACAGGATCGTGTCGGATGCCCGCAGCGCGATGAACGACTCCGGGTACGCCGAGGTGCCGAGGCCGTCGGTGACGATGACCGGCAGGTCCTCGATGATCCCGTCAGCCTGCACCGAACCGACACCGACCACGTTGACCGGGCCAGCCGAACCAGACGGGATGATCGGACGCCCGGTGGTGTCCTTCAGCTTCTTGAACTTGCCCCACCGGCGGGTCCGCATGGCCAGCAGCGTGGCCGGCAGCTTCCGCGCGCCCCTGACCGCGATTGCCAGGTCCACCACCGAGTCAGTGGCCCCGGGCTGGACGAAGTTCGTCGCGTCGAGGGCGAAAGTCACCTCCGCTGCACCGGCCGCGGTGAGCAGGGTAGAGCAGACCTTCGTCTCCACCTTGTCGTTGTAGACCGCGATCAGGTCCCCGTAGATCAGCTGGTCGATCGCCGGAGAGCTCATGTCCAGCATCTGCCGGGACACGATCTGCTTCCCCGTGGTCGGCTTCGGGCTCACCACGTCGACGTCGGAGTCCCACGCGTCGGTGCCGGGCACCGGGTCGTTCTCGTTGGTCTGCTCGGCGAGCACCGCATCAGTGCCGGTGGTCTGCTTCGGCAGAGTCATCGGCCTCGGGTCATCCCCCAACGGGATGTTCCGGACCCCCGATGCGAGCATCCGACCCTGCCGGGCCAGTGTCTCGAACTCCTCCGTCAGCCACTTCGGGGGGACCACCCCGACACCTTCACCGGTTGTGTCCAACGCCCGGGTGTGTTCGATCAGCCGCCGGGCGGACAGCTCGTCGGAGAACACCCGCGACCGGTACAGGTCGCCGAAGAACGAGTTGGCCGAACCGCGGGTGTAGTGCCCCGGGTCCCGGTCCCTGGTGGTCGCCCCACCCAGCTGGACCGTACCGCGGGTCTGCGGGTCACCGGCGCCGCCGCCCTGGCCGGCCTTGCCCTCCCCGGTCGTGGTGAGCAGCTCGGCAGCCATCTGCGCCACCTTTGCCTGCCGGGTCTCGATGTCGGTCAGGTCCTCGATCTGGGTGGCCAGCAGCTTCCCCTGGTCGCCCATTTCCTTGATCGAGCGAAGCTCGTCCTCGCTCAGGTCCCGCTGCTCGTCCACGGCCCGCGTCTGCAGGCCGTCGATGCTCGCCTTCAACTGGGCGTAGCGGTCGTTCAGGTTGTCCAGGTATGCGTTGCCCATTGGGGGCCATCTCCTCGGTCAGAACAGGATTCGCCTGCGACTGACCGGGGTGGCCGTTACCCTTCGACGTCGGGGTGGCCCACTCTCGTGGGGGCTGCCGCGCCGATCCGAACGGGGTGGCCGGTGTCGTACTTGCCTGCCAGCATATCTCAGGGCAGATTCAGCGCACGCAGGAACGCGCGGGCCTCATCCGAGCGCGGCCGCCCGGCAAGAGCCGGCGGGCCCGGATAGGGCAGCCCGGCGCCGCGGACCGCGTGCACCAGCGCCGCATCGCCGTACGCACCTTCCAAGACCAGGGCCACCTCTTTCAAAGCCCCGGTGACCCGCTCAGTGATGCCCCCCGGCAGCCGCCGGTTCGTCGCCTCCCGGAACCCGATCGACAGGTTCGTCAGCGCACCGTCTTTCACCAGCTCGATGGTCTCGTCACCGGCCTCGGTGCGGCTGACCCGGAACTCGCCGTACAGTCCGGTCGCGTCGTCCTTCAGAAGGCTGGCCCGGCCGATCAGCGACCCGCCGCGGATCATGTGGTCACGGGCGAAAACCACCTTGTTGGCGCCGCGGAGAACCCCTCCGGGCAGCACCGGGCCGAGCTGCTCGTTGAACACGCCGCGGGCGAACTGCTCCCGCAGCGACGGGCCGATCCACTCCGGCCGGTTGTACGGCACCGCGATCCCGACGATCGTACGGCCGTCGCCCTTCGACCGGACCTCAAGATCCGGGGTGAAGCTGCGGTACTGCAGGTCGCCACCCATCACGTTCTCCTTGCATAGTCACGGCGGGTGGCCCAGTGCGCCCCGCACAGCTCGCCGATGACCTTCGGCCGGTCACAGCCGGGCAGCCGGCACAGCCTCGGGTCCTTCACCATCCGCGGCGGGGCGGCTGGCTCCTGCGTGAACACGTCCGGCTTGCTCGCCAGTTCGGCGCGCACCTGGCTGCCGTCGTCGACCGGTGTGGTGGTCGTGTCGGTGACCACCTCGGGTGTCACACACGGATGCTTTCGCAGTGACCCGTCGCGGTTGACGAGGATGTCCGGCTTGCCGCAGTCCGGGCAGGTCACCCGGTCCATGTTGGCGTCGGTCATGCTGCTGCCTCCTCCAGTTCGCCGGCGAACGGGTCCGGCTCCAACGGCTTGTCCGGCATCGGCGGCCGGTTCTCCAACTCCCGAACCTCGTCCGTGGTCAAGAACCCGCCGGACAGGCCGATCTGGTGCGCCTGGTAGCGGGTCAGCGTGTCCGCCCGCAACACCGAATCCAGGTTCGCCTTCACCGTCGTCCCCCGCGGGAACGCCAAGCTGAGCGTCTGCTCGAACCGGGCCAGATGCCCGGCCATGGTGAACTTCAACAGGTTCACCGCGTCCATTTCAATGTTTGAATACTGCCTGGCGCTGTTCATGCCGCCCAGCCAACCCACCGGAAGGCCGAAGATCAGTTCCAGATCTGTGAGGCTGTACCGGCGGGCCTCTACCAGCTGCAGCTCCTCCGGGTTCCACGACAGCGGCTGAAAGTCGGTGGTCGAGTTCAACGCAGCGATTGTCCGGGTGGCCTGCGTCGCCATCCACCCCGCCTTCGCGTCCTTCAGATCCTGCTCGGTCGCATCCGGATTGGACACCTTCAGAACACCGGTCGGCACACCGTGCTGCGACACCGACCGGGCCTGACGCTGCTGCTCCTGCACCAACGCCAACGTCTCGCTCAGATGCGCCTCCAACACGCCCAGCCCGCGCACCGCCCCCGGCTCGCACGGCCCCTTAAAGTGGATCACCTCGTTCGGGCCGAACGTGCGCGTGCCGATCTGGTACTCGATCGACCCGACCGGCAGCTGAGACAGCGACTCACGGCCAACCCGCCGCACCCCCACCATCCGGGCCGGAACCGGCAACACTGCCGTCGGCCACCCTGCCGACAGTGCCACGATCACCGCGACCGCGTTCCCCTCCCAGATCAGGTCCAGCGCCCAACTCGAAAAGGTGGTCATCCGGGAATCCGGAGGCGACGGCTGCTCCAACAGCGGCGGCGTTGGTGTCAACATCTCCACCGGCCGGCCAGCCCGCTGCCGGAACCCGTGCCACGGCACGCTACCCAGCAGATCCGAGAGCAGCAGCGCCGACCGCCACGCCCCGGGAATCGCCATACCGCCCCGGTAGGTGTTCGGACCGCCACCGTTACCGAAGACCTGCTGCCCGTCGATGATGGCGAACTCTGTGATCGCCCGGGTCTGCATCCGCGGCGGCGGTCCCATCGACAACCCGGAAAGCCACCTCAACACAGCCCGAGTCCTCATGGTTACCATCCTCTCACCTCAAACAACCATGGGACGGGGCAGCGGCTTGTCCTTCTCCGGTGTCGGCTGGGTCGAGGCGAACATCGCCCCGGCCAGTGCCGGAGCACAGTCGATCCGCTTCTTGTGCTTCCCCTTACGCAACGTCCACCCGCGGTCCGTGCTGTTCGGCACCGCCGAGGCGATCTGGTCGGCGAAATCCGGCGACCCGTCGTGCACCAGCAGCTGCTCGACAATCGCCCGGTACGTCAACGTGTAAGCCACGATCATGTTCCGGCCCTGCTGCGGCATGCGGAAGATCGGCAACCCCTCCCGCTCGAGCTCGCCCAGCGTGGGCCACCACGCCTCATCCGCGGCCACCCAGGCCACGTTGTGGGTGGCGCACGTCGCCCGCAGGTAGTCGTCCGCCTCGGCCTGGTCGATCAGCCCACCGTCCGGATACCAGACCTTCGCCGCCGCCTGCAGCTTCCCATCCGCCCGCTTCTGCACCGTGATGATCGCCGCAGAGTCGCGGGTCAACGCCATGTCCACACCCACCCACGTCGGCAGCGACGGGTCGACGACCAGCCCACCCTTGCACGCGTCCCACGCACCGGTCGGCAGCCACGACTCACCGGTAGGCGTCCACAGGTTGTGGAAGTACCGCAGCGCCCGGAACAGCGGCATCGCCCGGAACTGCGCCACCAACCTGGACACCGACGACAGCCCGGCCGCCGCCAGCGGATTGGCCTGCCTGATCCCGAGCGCAATCTGCTCGTCGGTCATCTGCGGTGTCTTCGCCAACGCCTCATCCGCGTGCACGTAGACGAACATCTCGTCGTCACCGAACTCGCCACGCAACCCGCGCGCCACCTGGCGGCCGAACAGGGTCGCCAGGTCGAACCCGGCCGTCGACATCATCAGCACCAGGCTGTCGGCCCGCTTCGCCGTGCCACCGGCGGCGACGTCGTAGGCGTTCTCCTGCCGTTCGCTGGTCAGCTCGTGAACCTCGTCGACCAGCAGCGTGGTCGCCTTGCTGCCGTCGACCTGCTTGACGGTGGCCGGCCGGCGGCGGGCGGACCCGCGGGCGCCCTTCAGCTCCACAAGCCCCTTCATCGCCGTCGCATACTCGGCCAGCGGACCCTCGGAGAACGTCACCCGGATCTCGTCCAGCACCAGGTCCGCCTGCTCGTACGAGCTGGCCATGTTCAGCACGTCCGGCGAGGTCCGGCGTACCGCGTGCGGCAGCCCGGACGGCAACCGGCCGGCGTCACACTTCTGGCAGCCGCGGCAGCACACCGCCGGCCCGGCCAGGTCCACCGACCCCACCCAACCGCCCAGTGGTGACTTGCCCGAGCCCTTCCCGAACGACAGCAGCACGAACCGGAACCGGCGCGACAAGTCCGCGTTCAGCTCGGCCAACTTCCAGATCAGCGCCCGCTGGAACGGCACCACCTGCGGCGCCTGGCCGTACCGGTCACCCTCCCCGAGCCGGACGTTTGCCTGGATCCACCGAACCCACTGCGGGCCCAGCGTCTGCTCCGGCGGTGGAACCGGCCCCGGCTGGTAGTCGCCCCGCGGCGCGGTCAGCGCCTGCAGGAACCGCGGGTCCAGCTCCAGCACCCACGCCATATCCGGCCGGTCGTAGTACGCCGGCCGCGGGGTCGGCCCGAACTCAGCCATTGTTGGCCTCCGCCAGCTTCTTCCGGACTCGCTTCGCCGCCGCCTCCCAGACCACCGCCGCCTCCAGCGCGCAGTCGACCGCGCCGACCGCTGCCTGGCACCGGTCGGCCTGCTGCTGGAACTGGTCGGCCAGCTCGGTCAGTACCCGCCGTACGTCACTCATCGTTGGCCTCGTCAACGAGCTGATCGAGCGAAGCGCCGCCGGCCTTCTTCCCCGCCAGCAGCGCCAGCCCCAGCGCCAGCCGGGAGCGTGGTGACAGGCCCAGCTGGCCCTCGAGGATGCGGCACTCACCGGCGACCCGCACCCGGGTGGTCACCATCGACTCCACCGACGGCGCACCCTCACCGGTAGGCGGGTTGGCCAGCCGGCGGTCCATCTCGTCACCCAACTCGTACAGCCGGAACAACCGGGTCACCGCCGGCAGATCCGACACCGGGTCGAGCAGCTGCGCCACCGGCGAGGCCCACAGCCCGTCCCAGGCCCTCCGGTTCGCCGCAGAAAGGCCGGAAGGCCGCCGGATGGCACCGGAACCGGCCGGAGACGCCCCGGTTCCGTCCAGAATTGCTGGAAGGTTCCGGCGCTGCCGGTTCTCGGGTCGTTTCGCGTCACGCGGCATGGCTCAACCTCGCTTTAGGTCCATGGTAGACCAACACGGTATATCTGGACAAACGTACACAAATCTTTCTTCGAGGGACGTGGATACCGGACGGACCGCTCGATCCGGAAGAAACGGACATCGTGGTCATTGTTCTGTGTTTCGCCTGGTCGCGGTGGCCCGGTTGCATTGTGCGTGTTCGGGGCCGCGGTAGATGGTGCGGTCGTGGTCGTCGTGTCCGAGGTCCCATGCCTGGCCAGCACGGATGGGTTGGGTGCAGCGCCAGCAGTTGACTCCACCTGCGGCTACCGCGGGGGCAAGGGCTGCGCGGATGCGGTCGTGGATGGCGGGGTAGGGCCTGCCTCTGCGTCGGGAGCGCGCCCGGTCGGTGGCCAGGGCACCGTGTGTGGGGCAGGGCCCGGGGTTGAGGCGGCCGCAGGTGGGGCAGGGTCGGATGGCCATGGGCTGTGTCCTGTCACAGGTCGGCCAGGTCGGCAGCGAACTCGCCCAGCTCGTGTTCTACGAGGTAGGTCGCTTCGACGGCGGACAGGACCAGGCACCGGCGGCCGTCGGGCACGACCACGGTGTCGCCTTGCTGGTCGAGTTCTTCGTAGGTGTGGCCGTCCTCAGCGCTGGTGACGATCATCAGGTGTTCGGTGGCGCCTTCGGCCTCAATCACTACCAGGGCGTCGCCGGGCATGCTGCTGAGCGCTTCGATGAGGTCTGCGGCGGTGAGGCCGTGGTCTTCACCTAATGTCATGATCTTCTCCCTCGTCTTGGTCATGTTCGGCTTGTTGTGCTTCGCGGCGGAGTCGTTGTGCGTGGCGGGCCGCTTTGCCGGCGGTTCGTGCTGCTGCGAGTTCGGCGCGGAGGGCTGCGGTTCGGGCTTGCCGCTGGGCGTGGTCACGAGCGTGTTGTTCGGCTCGCTGGTCGAGTTCGGTGGCGATCTCTGCGGGGCTGGTCATGGTCGGCTTCTGTGGTCGGAGAGGCCGTGCTGCCGGACTGCTGCCGATAGGCGAGACGCGTGGAACGGGCCACGAAGCATCCGTGGGCGCTGCGAGCGCCAGATGCATGGCTGGCCGGGTGCAGCCCCACAGTATGGGCAGTTGAAGGTGGCCGCGAACTCGATGATGCTACTCATGATCAGCTCCTGTGGTCGGGCAGCGGTGCTGCCGGTGGATGGTGGTCCGGGTGTCGGGGGTGGTTTGGATGCGTAGGCGGTCGCGGTGGAGGAGTTCGCGGGCGGTGGTGAGGGTGTAGGTCCAGCGGCCTTCGACGAGTGCCCGGATCTCTTGGAGGGCATCGATGGGTGTCGTATCCACGTATGCGGGCAGGCCTTCGGAGACTGCGACGAGTATGGATGCCTTGCACCGCTTGCATGCGCGGGGTGCGGCCCGGGTGGTGACCAGGTGGCGGGTCATGGCGATCACCAGTCCGGCCATGACTGCGGGGACTGCGGGGACTGCGGGGACTGCCGGCCAGTGTCCGGAGCGGCGGTCTCATCCATCCTAGGATGGTTAAACTCTCGCGCGCCAGGCTTCCCGCTAGTCCCCGCAGTCCCCGCAGTCCCCGCAGATGATCTTTCGTATGTCACGATTTGCCAGATTTGTACGCCATCACGGTTCTGGCCTCGATTGCGAGCCGCCTTGTCACCGACCCAACGTCCGTCCCGGTTGCGCAGCCACATACCGAGCGACCTAGTGACCACCCTGGGATCGCCTGCCTTCGATGCCCGCTCTGCCAGGTCGCCCGGGAGCGCGTCGATCGATATCGATGCGGCGTGTACCACGTTGACACGATCGAGTAACTGCTGAACCGTCCACAGCCCGTTACCGAAGACCCGGTGGGCGGCGTCCAGGAAGATGCCCCACTCGTCCTCGCCGCCGATCGTCTGCGCCGAGTCCGGGTGGTCGAAGACGCCGGGGACACCGGCGTGGCTGAGGATGCCGCGCAGGGTGGTGATCCACCGGGTGTAGCTGTCGCTGCGCTCGGGTGCCGGTGCCGGCATGCCTGCGCGCACCCAGCCTTGTACGAGGGTGAGCAGGGCGGCGATGATCTGGCCGCGGTGTTCCCGCACCCAGGTTTCGAAGTCGGCGATGGCGAACCCGGTACGCAGGTGCGGGTCTGGCATGTTCGGGTCGATGGTGCACCACAGGCTGCGCCGGGGGAGGTCGCCGCCGATGTTGAGGTTGTTGCCGGTGATGACCCACAGCCGGTCGTTCGGCCGGGACACCATCTCAGTGGCCCCGAGCCGGCGGTCGTCCCACCGGTCGGTGGTGAGCAGGCCGGCCAGGACGGAGGAGTTCAGAACACCGGATACGTTGTCCAGCTGGATCACGGGCCCGGTGGTGACGTCGAGGATCGCGGTGACCTGCTTGCGGAGTTCGCCGTCGTCTTCTGGCATCTCGGAGCGGACCACACCGCCGTGGACGATCCGCAGGGTGGAGGCGAGCAGGCTTTTCCCGGAGCCGGGCATTTTGGCGCCGATTGCGACCAGCTTGTACGGGGGTGGGGTGAGCAGCCGCAGCAGCGGGGTGATCAGTGCACCGAGGAAGTTGGCCTTGTCGTGTTGGGTGAGGAACGGGAACCCGGCGATCATCTGGTCGAGCAGGCCGATTGCGGCTGCCACCTGCTCCGGCGAGGGGGCCGCCGGCACCGCCGGCACGACCAGGCCGGGGTCGGGTAGGTGGAGTAGCCGGGTGTCGGGGTCGTATCCGGCGGTGTCGAGGATGCTGCCGTCGCTTCTTACCACCGGGGTGTGCACGACACCGCGGAGCCGCCGCAGGTGGCGCATCATGTCCAGTGCGTTGACTGCGGTGGTGGCGGCCGTGGTGGGGAACAGCGCCGGCCGGGTGGTCTCGTTGCCGGCCTTGGTGACGGTGGTCCGGGTGCAGTTGTACCGGTAGGAGACGGCGGCGGCGAGCGCCGGTGCTGCCACGATCCGGATCTGCGCAGGCCCATCTTCGTCCTTTTCTCCGCAGGTGAGGGGGACGTACCCGTCTTCGCCTTCGCGGGGGGTGAACACGAGGTCGCAGGTGCGCAGGAACATGCCTGCGAGGTGGCCACGTCCGAGGTGGTTGCGTAGCCAGTCGGCGGCGACCGCCGGGTTGGTCACGTCCAACTCGGGTCGCACCGGGTCGGCAGCCGCACGGTCGGCGCTCTGGTCGGTGGTCTGCTCCTGCCGGCCATCCTGGTCGGGCCGCTGTTGGCCGGTGAGGTCGTACAGGTCGTCGTCGGTGGCGCAGTCGCATTCCTGCGCCGGCTGAGGGTTGGCTGCCGCGGCGAGCCGGATGGCCCCGACGAGGAGGTCCCGGTATTCGGCTTGTGCCTGGTCGGTGTTGCGGGTGTTGTCGCCGCGGGCCGGGTTGGTGGCTGCGGCGACGAACGTGTGGCCGAGTTGGCCGAGAGCACCGCTGACCCCGGCGTGGCCTTCGCCGCCGAATGCGGTCAGCGCCCGGGAGCTGTCGCGGGCGATCTCGTGCCGGGCCCCTCCACCGGCGGTGGTGAGCTGCCGCACCGCTTGTTCGAGAACGAGGGCGACGGGTGGGCAGGGGTCGCCGCCGCGCAGCTGTCCGAGCCATGCGACGGCCTGGGCCTGGTGCAGGTCGCTGGCCTGCGCTCGGGCGTACGGCCTGGCCAGGGCGACCACCCATGGCAGGGGCAGCTCGGGCAGCCCAGCTGGCACCGGTACCTGGTCGGCGGTTTTGCCGGCGGGGCTGGTCCACCGGTACTTGCGGCCGGTGTCGGGGTGGATCGAGGGGGCGGCGACCAGGTACCGGTGCCCGGCGTGGATGGTTTCGATGCCGGGTAGCGCGCTGATCCAGTTGACGCCGACCGGGACCTGGAACAGGCGGATCCCGGAGATCCCGTCGTCACGGCTGGTGGAGATCCAGGTGGCCGGCAGCGGGCCGTGTTCGGCTTCCAGCTCGGCGAGGGTGGCCGCGCCGGGTTTGTCGCCGTAGGCGTCGACGTCGATGCCGAGGATGTCTGCGGGTAGGCGCAGGGCCAGGTTGCCGGTGCCGCGGTCTTCGATCCAGGCTTGCAGGTCGGCACGGGAAGGGTAGGGGGCGCCGTGGCCGGTCCACCCGTCCGGTGGCGGCGACTTCTTCCCGGCCGGAAGGGGCAGCACACCGCGCCAGCCTGCCTGCCAATAGCCGTCGGCGGCGGCTGCGTAGGGGCCGGTCACCGCCAGCTCCGCTGGCCGAGCAGGTCGTTGGCGACGTTGAGGTCGCGCATCAGGTCGGGTGGGCCGCCGACGTCGGGGTGGAGAACCGTGGCCAGCTTCCGGTACGCCTGCCTGGCCTGCTCCGGGGACAGCTTCGACAGGAGATCCTCGGCCCAGCTGGAGCGGCGTGCCGAGGATTCGTGGCGCGCCCGCTGGGTCTCCTGGCGCAGCCGCTGGTTCTCCCGCAGCAGGTCACGGTTGTGTTCCTTGGCCGCGGCCAGCTTCGATCGCAGGTCGTCGGTGGTTTTGCCACCGCCTGGTGGTGGAGTGCGGTCTCCCGGCGGCCGCTGGTGGATTTGCACCGTGTCGCCGAAGGCCTGTAGGGCGATGACCAGGGAGGGAACCTGGTTGGCGGGGATCGACCAGAACTTGGCTTCCTTGTCCCAGGACCGGCCGGGGATGGTTTTGATGATCTCGACCCGTTCCGGGTGGTACGACGAGTAAACCTCGGCGTCGAAGCTGTCGACTTCGATGCGTACCAGGGCCACGGGGGCTCCTCCCTGTCGGGTTGTTGTTGGTGCCCCGCCGCGACTTGGGCGCGGGTGTGCCGGCCGGTTCCGGTCCCGGGGCGGTTGCGGATCAGACGAGCTGCGGGGTGCAGTCGTGGCCGCGGTCGCGCAGCGCGAGTTCAGCCGAACCCTCGCTGTCCCACACGAAGCTCCAGCCGTCGACGTCGTGGCGCAGGTCGCCCCACGCGGTTGTGATGGTGCCCCAGCCGTTGACAATCCCCTCGATGCCGAGGGCGTCTCGGCCCCGGTGGTCCAGCTCGTCGACCACGGCGAGCAGCAGCTCGCACAGTGCGAGCGTGCTCATCCTGTTCGTGTTCATGTCGGTGTCCCTCTGTTCGTGGTGTACTGGCCGGCGGGGCCGGGCGCGGTGTTGGCGCGCCCGGCCCCCTTCCCGTGGACGGTCAGAACGCGGCCTGCTGCTGGCCCATTGCGGCTCGCAGCGTCGCCTTCTGGTCGTCGGACAGCTTCGCCCACGAATCCGGGTCGACCCCGGCCGGCGGGGCGTAGTGGCCACCAGCAGGTGCCCCGGTCGGTGCCCCGGTTGGCGGCTGGTCGGCGGCCTGCGCCACCGGGTCCGGCGGCTCGTACCTGGCCGAGTAGACCTTCGGGGGGTTCTTCTTCCCCACCGCCTGGCCGTCGCCGGTGTACGTGACGGTCAGCTTGCCGCCGATCTCCAGCCGCTTCGCGCCGGCGCTGCGGACCGCCGAGGCGACCGCCTTCTGCATGTTCGCCTTGACGTACACCGCGCGGGTGCCGTCGTCGTCGACGATCTCCGGGTCCCGCTGCTCGGTCTGCAGGGTCACCTTGGCGTGCATGCGCGGCCGGCCGTCCGACCACACCAACGGCTCGTTGGTGTCGAAGTCGGTCTGCTGCATCAGCTCCGGCTCCTTGGTCACCGCGCCGGTGATGCTGGACCCGATCGACGGGAACTTCGCGCCGGGTATGCCGACCCCCATGAGGAAGTCGTTGGCGTCGTATTCCTGGGACATGTTGCTCCTTTGTGTAGTGTCCCTGTGTTACAGGATTCCGGGCATGGTTGTGGGGACGTCGACGGGTGCGCCCGGGCATCCGCTGGCGTCAGCCGGCCCACCATCAGGCCGGAAGCTTGGGCAGTACCGGCAGAATTTGCCGGGGGTGGCGGGGATCAGCGACCAGCGGTCCGGGTTGGCCTCCGGGTCCAACTGGTGCAGCAACGCAGACAGCCGACCGAGCCGGTCCAACCCTTGCAGGGCGATCCGCTCGTCGTACGGTTCGACGTGCACGAACAGCCCCTTGCCGGAGAAGTCGCCGCCCAAGTTGTCGCTGCGTGGGTAGCAGAGGAGTGCCACCTCGCGGACGTTGCGGCCGGCGCGGGCATGGCCGTAGCCGTACGAGTGCAGCTGGACCCTGTACTTCTCCGGGATGTCCCCGCTACGGATCGCCGCTAGCGACGTGACACCCAGCAGCTTGTGGTCGCACACCCGGCCGGTGTCCACATCGAACAAATCGCACGTACCCGAGTACCCGTCGGTCAAGAACACGCGTTCCTCGATGAGGTACCGGGTGCGGCCGAGCCGCCGGTTCTCCGCCTCGTACGCACCGGCCAGCCAGGTGTGCCACGCGGTGCCGACATCGGCGAGGTGCTTGTCGCGGCCGATGTTGACCGCCGGCTGCTGGAACAGCTTCCAGGCGACGGCCCGGTCGCACGGCTCGCCGATCTCCGACAGACCGATCATGGCCTGCTTCGAGCGTGCGGACGACTCGGAATAGGTGCGGCAGATCCGCTTGACGGCGGTGGCCAGGTCCTCGCCGTCCGGTTCCGGTTCGAAGGTCATCGGTTCCTGCTCTGGTTCCGGCGCGGGGGTGCCGGTGGTGAGCGTGGCGAGCAGTTTGGCGAAGTCGTCGGCTCCCATCTCCGGCTTCGGCGGCGGGGTGGCCTGCGCGCCGGTGTGGTTGGCCGCGCTGCAGTCGCCGCGCCAGGTCCCGTCGTCGGCCTTGCGGACCGGCCGGGCGACCCGCCCGTTGGCCAGCTTCACACCGCACAGGCATGGATACGGTTCGCTGGTTGGTACGGGTCGGCCGAGCAGTTCGCTTGCGGCGAGCCATATCCCGGTGGGCGGGTTCTTCTTGGCGGTCATGGCGTGCCACCCCACCGACCGAGCCGGTCGACCAGCCGCGGTGTGCGCCACGACCAGGCGTAGCGGCCCTCGCGGAGGCGAAGATCGTTGACCGGGGCGTCGATGAAGTCCCAGCCGGTCAGCTCGCGTCCGATCCGGGATTCAAGGCAGCCGATGCAGAGGAACCGTGCGTCGGAGCAGTGGTGTCGCCACAGGTCGCGCCGGATCATGTAGTACTCGGCCCGCGGGGCGTCTACGGGGAGGGTGTCGATGCCGCAGTCGGTGCACAGCGTGGACAAGCCCGGTATGCTCTGATTTGGGCGCCCCGCCGGCTGACTGGCCGGGGCGTCCCTCATCGCCGGCCAGCCTTGCCGCGGCCAGCGAGGATGCCGGCCAGGAACGCGGCTTGCTCATCGGTCAGCTGGGGCGCGCGCTCGACAATCTGTGCGACCAGGTAGTCGGTGGTGGTGCGCGCGAGGCCGGCTTTCCGGGCACGCTCGCGGCGCCAGACCGGGTCGTCGAGGACTCCGGTGGAAGTGGACATTTGGGGTCTCCAGGCAACGGTGAACCGCCCCCGTCGGTGAACGGGAATGCCTGGATCAGGTGTTTCAGCTGCCGGACCCAGCGAGCAGCCAGCTTCGAGCAGTGTAGCAGCTCAGCCGTAGAAGCTAATGTCCAGGGTCGAGATCCCGGCTGCGATGGCCCGGGCTGCGTATACCGCGGCCTTTTCCCGGCGCCAAACCGGGTTGCGGAGACACCGCGGGCAGCGGATCTGGATACTGGAATTCTGATACTCCCTCAGTATGTAGCCACTTTTCTCGATCATCGGGCGACGGGTCTTCTCCGAGGCCCCCCACTCGACGACCGAGCCACGCACGACTACAACATCACCGCCGGAGCTGAGGAGCATGTCACCAAACGCGGTACGCGGGTGCTGCCCCCGGTTGGTACAAACCAGCAAGACCGACTTGACTACGGCTCGTAGGGCTTCCGGGTCAGTCCTGTCAACCATGGTTCCGCTCCAGGTAACTGATGTCGAGGGTCGCCATCCCGGCCTCGACCGCGCCGGCCAGGATGGCAGCGGCCTTCTCCCTGCGCCAAACCGGGTTGCGGAGACACCGCGGGCAGCGCGCCCGCAAACCGGTGGCCAGGTCCTGCTCCTTCGTCTGGTCGGCACCAGTCGTGACCATGAGGTTGTCCAGCGCCGCGCGGGGGTGCTGCCCCCGGTCGGTGCAGACAATCTTGACTTTCGACTCAACCATGACTGAACTTTGTCCTCTCCTCTACCGGGCACCGCTGGCCACGCACCGGACACCGGCCCACCCGGACCTGCCCGAGCAGATCCGGCGCCAACAACATCCGGGCAACCTCCCGCCGGGCCGGCACCGCCAGCGCCCGCCACCGGCGTGGCGCGCCGCGCCCGGGGCGGATCAGCGCCACCAGCGCCGGCGGTGCGGACAGCTCCACCTCCTGCCGCTGCAGGGTCTCGAGCTGTGCGACCAGGCGGGGTTCGACCGCGGCCAGCGCGCCGGGGGTCAGCCGGCGGGTGGCCACCTGGGTGTACAGGTCGTCGAGCTGGGCGCGGACGGCTGCGACCTCGTCTCGTACCCGGTCGAGGTCTGAGCCGGTGGCGGTGGCGGCGGCCAGCTTGGCGGAAACGTCAGGCCGGGCCAGGTAGGCGAACATCACCTTCTCGACGTGGCGATCCAGATCCGCCTCCGGACAGGTGACGTGCCCCTTGCCGCGGCACCGGTAGATCCAGGCGCCGTGGTGCTGTACGGCGATCAGCCCGTCGCCGCACACGTCGCAGACGGCGATCAGGGACAGGAGGTGGACGGCCCGGCCGGGTCGGCGGGTCTTGCGTCCCGGGTCGGTCAGGATCCGCTGGACCCGCTCGAACAGCGCCCGGTCGACGATCACCGGCCAGGTTCCTGCCACGGTGGTGGCCGGGCCGTCGGCAGGCCGGTGGACCCGCAACCCGGCGTACGACTCCCGCAGCAGCATCCGCCGCACGTACTGGACGGTGAACACCTTGCCGGTGCGGGAGCGGATGCCGCGGTCGGTCAGGTCGCGGGAGATCGCGCGTAGCGACTCACCGGCGGCGACCCGGGTGAACATCTCCCGCACGACCGCGGCCTCGTCGGCGACGATCGTCTGGGTGCCCTGCCGGGTGGCCGGGTTGTAGGTCCTGATGAACCCGAATGGGGCGGCGCCGTTGGGCCGGCCGGCGGCTGCTAGGGCAGCGTGAGCCCGGCGGGTACGCTGACTGGACTTTCCGGTCTCGTACTCGCTGTCGACGGCATCTTCGAGCAGTGAGCGCCGGTCGCGGGGAACCCGCGGGTCGTAGAGCCGGCCGTGGCTGGTGACGTACACACTCACGGCGGCCTGTTCGAGCGCCTCAACCAGCTCGACCCACTCGGAGACCTTCCGGGAGCCGCGGGACGACTCCCACAGCCACAGCTGTTCGGCGGCGAACCCGCCGGCCTTCAGGTCGGCGACCAGCTGGGCGAACCCAGCGCGGGTCTTGCGGCTGTAGCGGGACGCGCCGACCGCCTTCGGTTCGGCGTAGGGATCCAGGAGGTGCACGCCTCGCTGGTGGGCGTGGCGCTGGTTGTCGTCGGCCTGCTCGGTCACCGACCGGGCCTGCCCGGTCCGGTCCTTGGACACCCGTAGGTATTCGCGGCCGGTGGGGGGGCTGGGGGTCATGCCCGGTAGTGTACGCTACTGGCAAGACCGGTCGTTGGGCATGTCGATGTCACCGGCGCGCAGCGCGGCCCGCACCTGTGGCAGATCCTCGACCAGCTGCCGCGCCTGCTCCATCCGCCGGCCGGTTGCCGTCCCGGTCCACGCCAGCACGAAGGCCACCT